ACCGCAAGGGCACCAAACCCTGAAGGACGAACCATGGCCGAAGAAGTGATCGAAACGGCGGCGCCAGCTGCACCTGCCCCGGCTCCCGCCGCTCCGGCGCCGAGTCCCGCTGCTCCCGCGCCTGCGCCGGCTGCACCTTCGCCCGCGCCCGCCGCGGCGGCACCGTCACCTGCTCCTGCGGCATCCGCCACGCCGGCCGCTCCTGCCGCTGCTCCGAAGGAGCCCGTGGCCGCGACTTGGCCCGAAGACTGGCGCGACCAGATGGCGGCCGGCGACGAGAAGACCCGCAAGCTTCTGGACCGCTACGCCAGCCCTAAGGACGTGTCCAACGCATGGCGCGCCTTCCAACTGAAGATGTCGTCGGGCGAGCTCAAGTCGACCTTGCCCAAGGATGCCAGGCCGGAAGACGTCGCCAAGTGGCGAGCCGAGAACGGCATCCCGGAAAAGCACACCGACTACAAGATGCCGGAAGGCATGGCCGTCGGTGAGGCGGACAAGCCCCTGATCGACCTGTTCCTGCAGGACATGCACGGCGAGAACGCCCCGCCGCAAGTGGTGCAGAAGGCCGTCGCCAGCTACTACAAGATCCAGGAACTGCAGAAGGCCCAGATCGCCGAGAACGACGTCGTCCACAAGCAGGAGTCGGAAGACGCGCTGCGCGCCGAGTGGGGCGGCGAGTACCGCGGCAACGTCAACGCCATCAAGGGGATGCTGGAGTCGGCACCCGGCGGCATCGCCGACAAGATCCTTTCCGCCCGCATGGCGGATGGCCGCGCGATCACCAACGACCCCGCCGTGCTGGCGTGGCTGGCATCGACCGCGCGCGAGCTCAATCCGGTGGCCACCGTGGTGCCGGCAGGCGGCGACCAGACCGGCGCAATCGCCGACGAGATCTCCAGCCTGAAAAAGATGATGGGCAACACCTCCAGCGACTACTGGAAGGGGCCGCACGCAGAAAAGAACCAAGCGCGCTATCGCCAGCTGGTGGAAGCCAGAGACAGGCGCGCGAAATGAACCAGTTTCAAGTCCCGGCCGCAACCCGGGCACACCACCTGCCACCGGATACCCGCGCAAGCGCCCCGGTCGACGGCGGTGTATCGCCGAAGACTTCGCCCCGCCACGGACAGCGCCGGCCCCGCAAGGGCACCCCGGCGTGCCTGACGCGGACACCCGAGGTTTGGGGCACGCGAAACCTCAACCTTCAGGAGCCTTAAATGGCAGATACCGCATTCCAGACCCAGTACCGCGATGAAACCATCGCTGGTTTCGAGCAGCGCCAGTCGCTGCTGCGCGGCACGGTGACGACCGAGGCCGTCATCAAGGGCAACACCGCCGTGTTCCTCGTGGCCGATTCCGGCGCCGCCACTGCCACCACCCGTGGCGTGAACGGCCTGATCATCGCCCGCGCGGACAACCTGACCCAGAACAGCTGCACGCTGTCCGAGTGGCACGACCTGGTCCGCAAGACCAACTTCAACATCTTCGCGTCGCAGGGCGACCAGCGCGCGATCATGCAGAAGACCACGATGACGGTGATCAACCGCAAGATCGACAGCCAGATCATCACCGAGCTGAACACCGGCACGAACGACTCCGGCGCCACCAAGACCGCCTCGTACAACCTGGTCGTTCGCGGCCAGGTCGTGCTGGGCAACGCGGGCGTGCCGTGGGACAACTGGATCACGCTGCTGTGCACGCCGGCCTTCCTGGGCTACCTCAAGCAGTCCAAGGAATTCGCCAGCGCCGAATACGTGGGCACGACCCCGATCGGCGACGGCGCGGCTCCGAACTGGCGCGACCAGCCCACGATGTACCGCTGGGACAACATGGCGGTGATCGTGCACCCGAACCTGCCGGGCGTGGGCACCACCGCGGAGAAGTGCTTCCTGTACCACCGCGATGCCATCGGCCACGCGGCCGACACGGGCGGCATGGAAACGCCGGTTGGCTACAACGAGGAGCAGGGCTACTCGTTCGCGCGCGCCTCCATGAACATGGGCGCCAAGCTGTTGCAGAACAGCGGCGTGTTCGTGTTCAACCACGACGGTTCCGCGTTCGTCGCGGAGTGATGACGGCGGGGGCTTCGGCCCCTGCTCTCTGACGAGCTTTTTTCAACCTTTCAGGAGCCCAACATGGCTTATTCGACTTCCCTCCCGCCCCAGATGGCGCTCGCTGGCGCCATTGCCGGCGCGCCCAACTTCTGGGTCTACCGCACCGCCGACACCGCGGCCACGGTCGACACCAGCGGCTACTTCACCAACGGCTACGACCTGGGCATGCGCGACGGCGACCTGCTGTTCCTGTACGTCACGGGCACCAAGGTCTGGACCACGCACACCATCACGGTGAGCGGCACGACCGTGAACGTGGCCGACGGCACGACCGTGGGCAGCGGCACCAACACCGACTGATCTCCAGCCGGTGAAGCGGGGAGGGCGTTCGCGCTCTCCCCTTTTCGCAACCTCAAGAGGAACAACCCATGGAAGCCGTTACCGAGAAGAAACCAACGATTGCCGCAGGGCGCAAGCCTGTTCGCCTGGCCGAAGGCGATCACATCCGCCATGTGTGGGTGATCAGCGTCGCCCCCGACGTCACGCTCGACGTGGTCCGCCAGCCGGAGTTCTGGTCGCATGTCGCGGCCAACCTCAGCCCGTGCGATCGCATCGAAGTGATGCCCGAGGACATGTCCTGGTTCGCCGAGCTGATGGTGCTCGAGGCCGATCGCGTGTGGGCGAAGACCGCCGTGATGCGCTTCGTCGAGTTGGCCGGCGCCGACGTCGACGTCACTGGCAGCGGCTTCAAGGTCGAATACAAGGGGCCGGAGAAGAAGCACTGCGTCATCCGTGAATCCGACAAGCAGATTCTGCAGGAAGGCATTGCCAAAAAGGCCGATGCCCAAGCCTGGATCGTCACCCACCTGAAGACCGTCGGGCGCTGAAACCATGGCCATCCCGACCATTCCCGACATCCTCGACGGCATTGCCGCCGGGACGTGCACGCGCGAGCAGGGGCTGGTCTGGATCGACCTTCACGTCGGCGAGGCGGTGCAAGCGGCAGCGGACCTGGATGTCTTCGCCGGCCGGGCCATGCAGGCGCTGATGGCAGACCGCGAGTTCCTGCAGGCTGCGACGAACGCCGGAGCAGATTGCCCCGCGCGCATCGCTGCAGCGGCCTATGCACAAGCCACCGCCATGATCAACGCGAGGCCCTGATGGCAACCACCACGAAACTGACCCTCTACAACGGAGCGCTGCGCCTGCTGGGTGAGCGCAAGCTGTTGTCGCTGTCGGAGAACCGGGAACCCAGGCGGTTCCTCGACGACACATGGGATGACAACGTGGTCGACCGCGCTCTGGAGGCGGGCGACTGGCTGTTCGCCACCCGCACCATGAGTTACGACTACAGCCCGTCGGTGGAGCCGGAGTTCGGCTTTCGTCGCGCCTTCGACAAGCCGAGCGACTGGAAGCGCACCAGCGCCATGGCGTCGGACGAATATTTCCAATCGCCGCTGACCGATCGGCAATACAACGACGAGGCCGGTTACTGGTGGTCTGACCTGGACACCATCTACGTCAAGTACGTAAGCAACCTGGCGGAATATGGCGGTGACATGAGCCGGTGGCCGCAGTCGTTCGTGGCGTATATCGAGGCGCTGCTGGCGGCCGACATCGCGATGCCGCTCAAGCAGAACAAGCAGTCGCGGGACGACATGCTGGCCATCGCCGAGCACCAGCTGAAGGACGCGATGAGCAAGAACGCCATGGCGGCCGGAGCCAAGTTCCCGCCGCGAAGTGGCTGGGTGACGGCTCGGTCCAGCCGCTGGACGCGATACGGGGGCAGCCAGTCGTGAGAGGCCAGCAGCCCATCCTGTGCTTCAACCGGGGGATCATCTCCCGGCTGGCGATGGCGCGTGTGGATTTGAAGCGTTATGCGATGGCCGCGGAGGAGCAGACCAACTTCATACCGCGCGTGCTGGGAAGCGCCATGCTGCGCCCGGGGCTGGAGTACATCACCACCACGCGGGACAACCAGCGCGCCAGGTACCTGGACTTCATCTTCAGCATCGACGACACCGCCATCATTGAGCTGACGCCGCTGGTCATGCGCGTGCTGGTCGACGAGACGCCCGTCACGCGGCCGAGCGTGAGCTCCGTCATCACGAACGGCAACTTCAACGCCAGCCTTGTCAGTTGGACCGACATCGATGAGACGCTGGGAACATCCCAGTGGGTCACGGGTGGATACATGGGCCTGCAGGGGCTCAATGGCGATTACGGCGGCAGGCGGCAGCAAGTCACGGTCGCACCTGCCGACGTCGGTGTGGTGCACGCCGTCCGCGTCGTGATCGAACGTGGAGAGATTGACATCCTGGTGGGGTCGTCCGCTGGCGGCGAACAGTATTTCCGGGTGACGCTGGGGCGCGGCACTCACTCCCTGGCCTTTACCCCGAACGCGGACTTCTGGGTCGACCTGATTGCGTTCACCGAGTACGAGTCGCTGGTGGACTCGTGCACCATCGAGGCCGCTGGGATCATGGAATTGCCCACGCCGTGGTCTGGGGGCTCACTGGCCGACATCCGCAAGGACCAATCGGGCGACATCATCTACGTTGCGTGCGACGGGCACCAGCAGATGAAGATCGAGCGGCGCGGCACCACGTCCTGGTCCATCGTCTACTACGAGCCCGAAACCGGGCCGTTCCGTGCCATCAACACCAGCCGCACGACGATCAGCAACTCGGCCATCCGCGGCGCGACGACCTTGACGGCGTCTCAACGGATTTTCAACAACGATCTGGTTGGGGCGCTGTTCCAGTTGGAGTCCAACGGGCAGGACGTGGACGACATCTTCGCCGTGGATGAGCAGGTGGGCGACAAGATCGTTGTCACCGGCGTCGGCGATGCCCGCGACGTGGAAATCTCGCTTCTGTTCGGCGGCGCTGTGGCCACGATCACCCTGCAGCGAAGCGTGGGCGACACCGAGGTCTGGGAAGACACGGCCACCAGCTACACGGCGAACACCACGACCACGTTCAACGACACGCTGGACAACCAGATCGTCGCCTATCGGCTGAAATGCACGGCCTACACCAGCGGCAGCGTCGACGGGCAGTTGCGCTATGAGTACGGATCGATAGTCGGGGTAGTTCGGATCATCTCCATCACCAACGCGAAGGTGGCCGAGGCGATCGTGCTGCAGCGTCTTGGCAACATCGGCACGCTGGGCAATTCGGCGACCCTCAACTGGCGAGAAGGCACATGGAGCGATTCCCGCGGTTGGCCGTCGGCCGTCGCCCTGGCCGAGGGGCGCCTGTGGTGGGCCGGCAAGGACAAGTGGTTCGGCAGCGTCACCGACGACTTCGCCAACTGGGATCCCGACTACGAGGGGGACGCCGGACCCATCCAGCGCTCCATCGGTTCGGGGCCTGTCTCCACGATCTGCTGGCTGCTGCCGCTGCAGCGGCTGCTTGCCGGAACGGACGCCACGGTGGTGGCCGGGCGGTCGTCGTCGTTTGAAGAACTGCTGACGCCGTCGAACTTCAACACGAAGATCGCCATCACGCAGGGCACCGAGCGGTCGCAGGCCGCGCGCATCGATGAGACGGGGGTATTCATCCAGCGAGGCGGCTATCGGGTGTTGGCGATTTCTTCCGCGCAGGACATCAATGCCACCTATTCGGTCGAAGACCTGAGCCAACTGGTGCCGGACCTCGGCGCCCCCGGCATCGAGCTGGTCGTGGTGCAGCGCCAGCCGGACACCCGCGTGCACGCCATGCGCTCGGACGGCAAGGTCGCCGTCATGGTCTACGACAAGAACGAAGACGTGAAGTGCTGGATCCTCGTGGAAACCGATGGCCGCGTCGAGGACATGCTGGTCATGCCAGGTGCCGATGGCGAGGACAACGTCTACTACCTGGTACGCCGGACGATCGAAGGCGTGAGTCAGTGGTACTTCGAGAAGTGGGCGCGCGAGGACGAGTGCATCGGCGGCGACGAGTGCAAGCTGGCCGACTCCTTCGTTGTGTACGACGGCAGCAACCTCACCCACCTCGAGGGCGAGGACGTGGTCGGCTGGTTTGAGGGCGTGGCCTACGACGCGGTCGAAGTGGTAGGCGGCGTGGCGGACGGCATGCCCGTCGGCGCGATCGTCGGGCTAGCTTATGACGCAACCTACAAGAGCACGAAACTGGCCTACCTTGCACAGCCGGGCGAGAACGCGCTGGCCAGTAGAAAGCGGGCTAACTCGCTGGCCCTGGTGCTGGCCGATGTGCACGCGCGCGGTATCAAGTACAGCGCGGTCAGCTTCGCCGATGCCGACATGGACGACCTCCCGGCAATCGAGGCCAACGCCGAAGTCGACGAAGACACGGTGCACGAGGAATACAACTACGAGGCCTTCAGCCTGCCGGGTGAGTGGGGTGTCGATACGCGCCTGTACTTGAAGGCATCCGCCCCGCGTCCCTGTACCTTGCTGGGCGCCATCGTTGGCCTGAACGCCAACTCCACGCAATGACCATCCGCCCGCTCACGATGGAAGACCTGGCGCAATGGTGGCCGGATGTGGTGGTCCCGCACACTGTGCGCGGCTTCGTCGCGCAACTGGGCGACCGGATCATGGGCGTGGCGTTCCTGATGTACCAGCCCAACGTGGTGGCCGCCTATGCGGAGATGGTGCCCGAGGGGCAGCAATACCCGCTGTCGATCATGCGGATGGTCAAGAAGATGAAGGCTCTGATGGCAACAGTCAACGCGCCGATATTCACTCTCGCCGACGAGGCCTATCCCAACTCCAGGGCGTTCCTGGAGCACGTCGGCTTCGAGCATGTGAACGGCCGGCAGTACGTATTCAGGAAGGCAGGAGGCTAAAGATGGCAGAGTACGCAGCAATCGCCATGATGGTGGTCGGCGCCGCCGTCACGGTCGTGGGGCAGCAGCAGCAGGCCAAGGCGCAGGAGTCCGCACTGGACTACCAGGCCCGCCAGCAAGAAGCGAAGGCGGGGCAGGAGCGCGCCGCGGCACAACGTCAAGCCAAGGAAGAACGCCGCCAGGCCATCATCGCCATCTCGCGCGCGCAAGCGCTGACGGGAGGCGGCAGCACCGACGACGGTGTGCTGGAGGGCATCGGAGACATTGCGGCGCAGGGCGAATACAACGCCCTGCTGTCGCTCTACGAGGGCGAAGAACGGGGGCTTGGCCGCGAGATGCAGGCCGAGGGCTACCGCATGGAGGGCGCCAACGCGCGCTCGGCAGCGAACTGGAAGTCGGCCAGTACCGTCTTCAGCACCGGCACGTCGATGTACGGGAACTACGGCAACGGCGGATTCAGCTCGAAGCGGACGGTGCAGTAATGCCGACCCTTCCGCAACTCGGCCCACGCCGCACCGCGCAGCCCACTCGCGGAATCGCCAGCTTCGACCCGGGGCGCGAAGGCGCGGCTATGGCGGACTTCGGCACCACCGTGACTGCCGTGGGCGACGATCTGGTG